CTCCAATCCCAAACCCACCTTAGTTGCTTGTAACGTTGTGAAACGTCACTTTGCAAAGGAGCATATCATGTCTGATCAGGAACCGATGACGCCGTTGTTCAGGCGTAGTCTGCTCGAATCGGAGATTCACTTCCTCGTGTTACAATTGAGGAAGTCCGACTCGAGTTTCCTGGCCCAGGTTCCCTTGACCGAGAGCCTGGTTCAGCTTCCCAATGAGGAGTTGCAAAGCCTCAGGGATGAGCTGATGGATATGGTCCGTGCCTCTGGTGGACTTAAGAAGTAGAGGTCGCCTTCAAGGCTCTTACCCAGAGCCGTGGGTCCGTCACCCCCCATCTACCTGATAGGTGGGTCTTGCTAGGAGAAACTTATGACCAAAACGTATAACGCGGGTAGCCCCTCTGGTATGTGGTACATCCACAGAACCTGGGAGGTGTCGCCACGTGACGCACAAGGTCGGTTAATCTTGGCAACAAATCCAATGACGCGACAACGACGCACGATTGTAGAGAGAACAGGAGTAACTGATGCCTGCTTATCCGCAACGTCGTCACTGATCGAGCACCATCTCATTGACTCCTCGCCGCAAGGCAAGGAGGTCTATGCGAAGGCCTACGATCGGTTTCGTCAAAGTGCCTGGAATGACGCCCAGGTGATGCTGTCGGTTGACTTGTTTGAAAGACACAGCACTGCTGCAAGTTTGCAGGGCTTGTTTGGACGCTTGTTGACCGCTGCGCGTGCCGTTCGTCGCGGGAACTTCTCCCGCGCCGCGAGGGCTCTCTCTCTTGACCGTGTCCCGAGAGGGGTTCGGTTGAGGGATAATCCTTCGAAGGTATTCGCAGAAAACTGGCTCGCGTACCGATACGGCTGGACGCCGATGTACGGTACGATTTCCTCACTTGTGGAACTCTATGGTGGCCCGTTTATCGGCCACTGGGTAGAGCAATCCGGCAAGCTTGATGAGGAATTGGTCTTGCAAAATGACTACTACCTTCTCAAAACAGCGAGCAGGACGGTCAGGTGCAAGATTAAAGCCAGAGTGGATGTTACCAGTCCGTCCACGGCGACCCTTAAGCAGTACGGGTTGTTGAATCCCCTCGAGATTGCTTGGGAGATTGTGCCCTTCAGTTTCGTGGTTGATTGGTTCCTACCGATAGGCGCCTACCTTGAGGACATGACCAGTTTTGCTGGTCTAAACCTCTCGGAAACGTCGGTCACATTTTCCTGCCGGGTTGTGCAACATGCCCAACGGAAAGTGAAGGTAGGGAGCGAACCAGCAGGTACTTACGTGCTGGGAGTAGGCGATACGAAAAAGCGGACCACTGTTAGTTCATTGGCCGCCCCGTACCGTCCCATTAATCTGGGGCTAAACCCCCATCGTCTACTCGATAGTCTGTCCCTCCTTAGGGATGTAATATCGGGTCGGAGAAAATAATGTCCGCAATCAGCAACATCGTTCTTAACAACGGCGCAGCTACCCCGGTCGCGAAGACCTTCGTTCCCGTCCAGAAGTTCGGCGGGGCGAAGCAACCGGCCGTGTGGAAGCTGAAAGAGGGTTCCTCCCCGCTCGCGTGGTGTCGCGTTGAAATCACCGAGACTCGTACCTCTCGCGGCTCGCGCCGCGTCGAGTACAAAATCCTGGTGCCATACGTGGCCGACGTCGACGGCGTCCCGACGCTCGTCTCAACTGCCCTCTTCGATAGCAGGACCGGGGGATTCATCATCCCGGACACCGCCGTCCAGTCGCAGATCGATGACCTGTACGCATTCGCCAAGAACTTGGCGGCTCACGCCGTCATGGATGCCTGGGTGTGCGATCAAGACCCCGCTTTCTAACGGGGGTCGAGCATGTCATCGAGCGTTCTGGACGCGCCGCGGCTCCGCAAGGAGTTAGCGGGGCTGCTTCTCAAGCAGCCGAAGGAGGCTAGTCACACCGGTGTGTGCAGGGTGGCCCGTACGCTGTGGAAGTCCCTCGGGACCCCATTGGCGCTCAGGCTTCTCTCTGCCCTTAACTCAGGCGATGTTGACACTATCGCTAGAGCATCTGTGGACCCAAGAAAGTACGACAACGCGGAGATGTACTACCTCGATGCGTGTGCCGCCGCCTTTCTGCGTAAAGCAGAGTTTCTGGGCGAGCTCGGTAGTTCTGAGCTCGATCCGAAGGCGGAGGCTCGTCGTACGTTCTTTCAGACCGAAACTCAGTGCAAGGACACGAATGAGCGGTTACAAATGTATGCCGAGGGGAGACTTCTCCCCTTGGATGGACGCGTTCCTGCTGTTTTAGAGGACGCTCGCCATTTCATTAAGAGCATACTACCGCCTGTTCCTAAGTTGTCCGAGCTCGAGGTTAGGTTTGGCCCTGGGGCGACTAGTCGGTGCAGCGGGGATTCGGTGACCCTCGCCGATAAACTAGCTGCATTTCCGGAAGTAACCTTTGATAGTCGGCATCTGGTCGATGTCGTGAAAAACTCGGATGTGTGGTTTAACCTCCTGTCTCGAGTACATCCAGGTTGCTTGTACAAGCCGTTGTGGGTCACGGATGATTATGGTGACCTCGTTCTCGTGAAAGCTCGAACCACGATTGCCCCACGTCTTACTAGGGGAAATCGGTTCACAACCGTCCGCAAGGATGCTAAGACCGATCGTGGTATTTGTATCGAGCCTCACACAACTGGAGCGATCCAGTTGATTCTTGGTGAATATCTTTCCAACGTGCTCCGCAGGATCGGGATCACGAAGGAGTACCAAGAAGAGATACACGGCAGGTTGGCGGAAGAGGCGTCCCGCAAGGGCACCTTCTGTACCGTCGATCTGAAAGCTGCTTCCGATACCATTTCGTATGAGCTCGTCAAGCTCCTCCTACCCTGGGACTGGTTTGAACTACTGGCCAGCCTTAGGTCACCGGAGACGTACATAGATGGCAATTGGGTTGAGCTGGAGAAGTTCTCCTCCATGGGGAACGGATTCACGTTCGAACTCGAGACCCTGTTGTTCTATGCACTTACGAGGTCGGTGTCGAATCTGGTGGACGGCCCTTATCAGGCCTTGGTGTCGTGCTTCGGCGACGATATCATTTGTTCATCAGCGAGCTATGAGCTGCTGACGCATACCATCGCGTTTTGCGGCTTCACCATTAACCACGAGAAGACATACGTCGGTTGTGGCTTTAACGAGAGTTGCGGCCACGACTACTTTGAGGGGACGGATGTTCGTCCGTACTTCCTCAAAGGAGCACCTCAGTATGTCACCGACTGGTATGGCATGGCTAACGGCATTAGGCGGATGGCTACTCGGCACGCTGGGGCTGATATTCTCAGCCCTGTTTTTAGGCGTGCTTGGTTGGCTGTGCTGGATAACATACCTCCAGCTCTCCGCTTTTACGGCCCTTCTCACCTAGGCGATTCAGTCATCCACGAGGATGACCGGACACGCTGGTCAACGACGTCCCGAAATGGCAACGTCAGGATCAAGGTGATTGGGTCGGACTTTGCTCCCCAAACCGTGTCCCTTCCCAGGGATGACGGTCTAACTCGGGTTTACGGCCTAAAACCGGTTATCCGAGAGAGGAGCATGCGCCGTTGGTGCGAGAGCACCATTTACGCAGCTTTGTTGTACGCTACAAGCCGGGGCGGTTCGATAGACTGTTCCGCCGGGTCCTTTTCCCTTCGGGGGGATCCGGAAAAGCTTGTAGTCACTTGGTTTGTTGCGTAAGCAGCTGACCACGGTTGAAAGGAGGCCCATTGGGCATAACACGG